TGAAAATCTAATTCATCTGGTCGTTTTCCAGTTATTTGAAACATATGTTTATCCACTATCAATCTCATTATTTCTTTATCATCTACATCTGTAATTCCCCATTTGTTTTTTAGTTCTCCTCTAGCTCTTTGCAATGCATCTCCCCATACATTTGATTGATCTGGTAAATCGAAATACTTACCTTTATATTGAAATCTTTTTTGTTTATCTGGATCGTGCAATATCATTTCAGCATATTTGCTGATTGTATCCATAGTATGATACTTGTTTGTTAATTCTAATCTTTGGTCTGCTTGAATATTAAGACTTTCAAATATATTGATTAATTCTTGTTCTGAATTAGGCAACAAGTATGGCACTTCCAGTCGTTCCTTTAATTGATTAACTGCTATTGTATGATTTGTTGCATTTTGATTATCTATTTGTTGCTGCAATCTAGCTTGTTCAGCTATAAGTGTATCCTTGTATGCTATTGAATTATTAATGATATTTACTCTTTCAGCATCAGTAGACATAAAGGAAAATTCCTCATCATTCTCAGATGCAAGTAAAGTTGAAAAACCATCTAGGTCGCCATCATCAGGATTTGTTCTATAATTCTTTAAATATTTTACTACTTCTTTTTCAGCTTGTTCCAGATAGCTTAGAGCATCGTGTTCTGCTCCTATAGGTTCAGCTATGTTTCCATCTCCATTAATGTCTTTTCGTAATACAGATTCCTTATCCAGTATGATTGCTCCTTTCAACATACTTTTAATTCTTGTATTAACCCTAGATTGTTCAAATCCCAGTATCTTGTTCTTTGCCCAAACTTCAGGCAAGTCCAGACCAGCAGAATATTGTGGATCAAGTGTGGAATAGATGTTGCTGTATGATACAGTTTTTTCAGCAAGTTCAGCTACAAGACCTTTTACCATCTCGTCATCCCATTGGGATATGTCCAATTTCTCCAGTCGTTCCAGACTGTTTTGAATAAATAAATCTGTATCCTCTATGTTCAGTTTAATTAAGTCGGCTTGTTTCTTGTTATAATGGCGAAGATGAATGTCCTGACCTTCCCTTGCAGCCATCATTCCAGCATATTGTTTTGCCCAACCCTTGAATCGTGCTGGTACTTTTTCAATTAATTGTTCAACATAAGGATCAACACTATTGTAGAATCCACTAGGATTCACTCTGTTATTGTTGGCAAATCCTTTTATGGATTTAAAAGTATCTATGCTAAACTTTGCCTTCCACGCTTCTTCTTCCTGAACAACAGCTCGTTTAGTAAATTCATCTAAAGTATTGCCAATGGCATCAGCAGCAGTCGCTATCCAATCGCCACCATAGGCATCTACAATGCCCATTCTGTTTGCTACAGAAGAAGGTGTAACGACAGTTGTTTTTTTACCAGTTGTTAATGCCATTATGAATAATACTTATACTTTGCATAGCCACTTGTTAATCCAGCTATTACACTTGTATAACCTCCAAATGTTAAATCCTTGTTCTTTAAGGTGTTCTCATATTGTCTTTGTCCAAACTTAACTTGAACGCTTTGGCCCATCAGACGAATGTTAGCCACATCCTTATTCATATTTGATGCCACTTGTTTATTAATATTTAGAAAACTTCTTCCGTCATCTAAGTAACCAGCAGTAGATTGAAATGCAGCATTGTTTGCCAATTCTACCCACGCTTCTTGCTTTCTGGAGTTTTCAGCTTCCAATGCTTGTACTTTGGCTAATTGAGCTTCCGTTTCCAGTCTGTAGTTTTCTCTTGCTAAAGCAGATTTTTGTGCCTTTATGCTTGATAGTGTTCCAATGGCACTTACAGCAGCACTAGCTAAAAACAATGTTGATGCACTCATATTCATGCGAATTGTATCTCCATAGCTAAACCCAATACCTTCAATGGCAAAGGATCATTTTGTGAAATAGTTATAGTAGGATTTTTGCTGTAACCCAAGAAATTAAATTCGTGCTTATCCGTTACAGCATCAATATCACTGCCAACAGTAAAGTCCACTTGTTGTATAACCAGTTCTTTTGCAGTCAAGTCCTGAGCTTTCATAGTAATGTCCAATCCACTTGATATGTCCACAATAGCTTTATTAACTCGTCTAGGTTGTCCAGTTAATGGGCCAGTTTCTATTTCCTTGTCAATCGCCATAGTTTCCAATATTGGAGTAAAATTAAATCCAACTCTTGTTCCAGTAGGGAAAGGAGCTGATGTTAATGTTATTCTACTATTGGAATCCACAGTAAATTGTCCTAGTGAACCATTGCCATAGACAGCAAATACCACATCTGTATTTTCATAGATGGCATTGACAGTATGAACAAAACCATTCACTACTGTTATAACTGCATTATCGGCTGGTGTTGCAGCAAGGTTTTGATCCAGTTGAATATTGTATCCAGCAGAAGTTGCTGTTACTGCTTCAATGGTATACTCTGTTGCATTTCCAGCAATCGTAAAAGTTTCTTGTACTTGGGGAGCTGAAGTGAATCCATCTACTGCCAATGTATTTCCAGTTTGTGATCCTCCATTAACCAATGGCGTTCCCTTTTGATATACAGTTGTTGTTGTGGAACAGTCTAGTGTTATACTATCTGTATCCGAAAACTTTTCTAAAAAATATTTAGTTCCTGAAGGCACTACTCTTTTTCCTACACAAAATAAATTTTCATTAATGGCTACTATGCTGTCAAATGAATCTCCAGTTTGTGTATCCCACATAGTCCAACCAGCAATCTTCTCAGCTCTAATGCTGTGAAAGACTGCAATCTTTCCACCAAAGGTAGTTCCACTATTAAGAAAGAAAGCAAACTGCTCTGGTTTTTCTGCATTACCAGTAATCATTGCGTGTTGCTTTGGCGTATCTATTAAATGAGATGCCAGTACCGAAACACTTGTAGAATTATATGCTTGTTCCAAATCAGAGAAAACATATTCCCTAATCGCCTTGCCATTCTTTTGTGAAAATAAAGTTGCTCCATCAAATGGAATTGGATTTGCCCTATTGCAACCATAAGGTGTCTGTCTTAAAAATGATATGTTGCTTGGTGTAATGGCTGCTGATTGAGATGATACTGGAATGAAGTATTCAGCTCCATCAGTGAATATCTGTAAGTTACGAGAAGAAATCATATGTCTTATTTCATTTACCCTATCGCCAGTAATGGCAACATTGATGGCTTGATTTGCCAATCCAGTTCCCAATGCAAAATTAAAATATCCACCAATCTGACTGGCTACGACTGCTGATGGTTTATCCCTGACACCACCAAACCACAATCTGTTATCGTGGAATGATACTGCTTGGGGGTATCCATTGACTGCTGAAATTAACTGTTCAGTCCAATCAGCTTCAGCACTTGTACTGGCAAGAGTTTCCAATACCTTGACAGTTACTTGCGTGGCACTATCATAGCTTGTAATGTAGCATTGTTTTCCACCCACTTCCAAATAGGTTTCATCGTGGTCTGCCACAAAGGCACTCGCACTCGCAGTAAGCGTTACGCTTGTTCCACTTGTCGCAGAAGGTGTTAATGTAATTGTTGAATCAGCATACTTATAGAATGGCTGTGTAGTTTTATTTACACCACTAACAGTTACACTATCATCTTCTTCAAAGGCAAAAGCAGATACACTAAAGGAAGATGCACTTGCTCTTACTATTTTTCTTATCGGATAATCCCTATGCGTTACAAATACTGTATCGCCAAACTGAGCTATGTTCAGTTCAAATATTGTTGCAGTAGTCCAGTTGCAGTTGGAAGTTATGTTTGTCTGAATGGCAACACCACTTGAATTAAAAACATCTAACCTACCATTGCTAAAGGCAAAGATCGCAGTTTCATCATTGGAAAATATGAATGGAGCCAGTCTGCTTTGTTGTGTTAATGTTGCAGTATACTGTGTTGCTGGTCTACGCATAACACCACCTTCATCTAAGAGATACCAGTTTCGACATTGTTTTGCTCCTTCAAAATATGCTTTCGCATCTGTTCGAGCATTCAATAAACTATTAAGCTCCCCAGCACTAAAATTGGTATATACTTGTCTTACTTTTCTTGGCATTATGATACAACAAGTCCACTCCGACTGCTTCTCCTCTCAGTAATAAACCTACTGGTAGATAGCTTCTTGGAAGTAGTTTCTTGTGAATCAATATTTTTGGCAATCAATAACTGTCTTTCACTCAGCTCATCAAATTCCTTAACCATAGGAGCATCTCTAGCTATTGAACCAGCAAAGATACTCGCAAGTTTGTATTCGAGAGCTAAGCGAAAGTAGGGAGGAAATAAACTTTCATCTTGCCTAAAAATATAATCCATAATGAGAGTACTACTAGAACCATATCCATCAAGGTAAATCTTATCTTCATATCTGCTGTATGCGATTGAAAAATCATTGGAAGTTACTGCTATTATGTGTAAGCATTGAGGAGATGCTGGTATTTGGTAAGCATACTCATATCTTCCAGTTGGAGATGCTGCCAATAGGGATAGTTGTTTTTGCCCAGTAGCGAATCTCCATTTGTGTCTTGTTAAAGTTGATTCTACTATTTCTTCGTAAATGTTATTGGTAACTAATGATTCCGTACTGCCATCTGTAAATGAAGAAATCGGATTAGCTCCGATCATTATTAATGCCCTAGAGGCTATATCTATTTTGGTAACAGCCATACATTATCCTTTTATTTTATTTCCCCAACCATCAGAAGCAAATTGTAAGGATAAATTTTTACCTTGTATAGCAGTTATTCCATATCTATTAGCTAATGCTAAGGCTTCTTTTTTAAATTCACTTCTTCTAGCATAAGGATCATCTGATAAAACAATAGAATCCAATATAGCCAATCTTGTTCTAATATCATCTACTTGTTGTGGGGAATACATATATTCTTTCATTGTAGTAACATTCCCATCTTTAAATTTTAAATCAAAACTCCCATCTGGATTTTTTTCATAGGTATACATTTGCTGTGTTTTCATAGTAGCTTTAAGTAATGAAGGAGTTAACAAAGCTGCCGCTCCAACTCCCATAGCTTTAGTAGGATTAGCTTTAATTGCAGCCATTGTATCATCAGCTAAACTTCCAGCAATACCTTGTGCTTTTCCTAAACCAGCTTTAGCTTTTGTTGTTCCAGCTTTAAATGCTTTAGCTCCTTTGGTAAATGCTTGTGTATTCAAGGCAGCATCAGCTACCTGAGATGCTTTAGCTTTAGTTCCAGTATATAATGTACTTGCTTGTACTTTTTTTTGAAATCTTTTTAAAAGATCAGGATTTATTTTTTCTCCACCTTTGACTTTTCCTAAAGGCATACCTTTAATTTTTTGTGATTGAAGGCTTTTTTTAAGTGTACTTACTCTGTCTTTGGCTGGTTTGACAATTTTCTTGTCAATGAAATCTGCTTCTTTTTTAAATTGTTTTTTTAGTTTGCCACCAACTTGTCCTTTTTTCTTTTTGGTAATCTTAATAGCTTTACCTACTATTCTAGCAGCTTGTTTTAATAAACTTCCAGCTATTGCCATAATCTTTATTCTCCCTATTGTTGAGGGGGAATGAATCCCCCTCAGTTAATTAGTATTAAGCCTCAATGACTGTATCTAGATTAGATCCACCATCATTTAAAGATACTATTACAGTATCTATAACTCCGTTGGAACCTCCACTATTTACAAGAATGACATCTCCAGCTTTTAGTTCAAGGTATGACAGAATAAAATAATCTGCTGTCACAATAGTTCCGATAGCATCTCCGTCTGTATAGTACCAGAGAGAATTGGTATCGCCCATTTGTGCAACCTTTTTAATAGGATTTGCTAATGCATAAGCCATAATATGTTTTCTCCTTTCCTACTCAGCACACTTTTGTACTCTTATACCATTGTCGTCAATCAAAATTGATCCCATTGATAAATAAGAGGTTAAAAGATGTGATACCTTTTCAGGTATATAGTTAGCTTCAGTTCTTACCTCAGAACCTACTCCTAGACCCATTGATGACTTGTGCCATGCAATAGTGTGTCTATCCGTTGACGCAGATGTATCCAATCCAGAATGGACAAATGTTAGGAACCCAACAAATCTTTTTGCAGTATAATTCATACCAGCAAAAGGAAGCTCAGAATTTCCTAAATACTCCATTTGTGTCCATTGGTTATCAGCTAAAAGGTCAGCCCATTGGCTAGGCCCAATCGCCCAATATCTTGAATTGTCATCAGGAACATTATTTGTTCCGAACAGTTCTTGCATTTCTTTGAACTTGTCTATGTTCATATCGGTAGCTGGTGTCGCTCCACTTGCTCCAGCATTATTAGCTAGAGTTGTAGCAGATGACATTGCTGTAGTAATAATACTATCAGTTTTTCTACCAAGAGCATAAGCAGCGTTACTTGCAATTACTCCTCGTTCGTCAATATTAGTTTTAAGCTCATCTAACTTGTCAACATAGTCAGATGCATAGTAGTCTGCCAAAGTCGCAGTTACATTGGTATGACTGATATTCATAGCTACAATCTCAGCGTGTCTTGCTTTGGTTGTTGCTGAACCAGTACCAACTTTCTGGAATTTAACAGATTCTCCTGATACACCATTAACTGTGCGAACTAGTCCTTTTAGCTTAGAACCCATTCTCTGATATGCCATATGCACTTCAGCTTCAAACTGAGTGATAAAGGCATTGTTAATAGTCGAACTCATTTCAAATCTCCTTTGTTAAGTTCATTATCAAGATTGTCTTTAGG